TAGAACTAGGTACCACATTTTCTACTAGATCCTCACGAAAACTAGGATTCAGTCCGAAATCTAATGTGGCATCATCAGAGGCACCAGACCCATTGACACTCACTTTAAAGTTAGCTAGGTACTCGCCACCTTTCGTTACTGATTTGTACAATACATTCACCAAGTGTTCATGGTTCATGTCCTCTATAGGCATATACTCATCTTTTGAGTGGCTATAGTAGGCTATTTTTATAGGTCTCATTAGTTGTTCTCCATTAGAGTGTTAGTTATTACTAGTTTAGCGTACTTACGTACACCTTTATTTGCTCTACGCCTTCCCCACCTATTTTTTGGTGGACTCCACGTATTTGCAAACTTACGGCCTAGTTTGTTCTCTTTCATGTACTACCTCCATATACAAGTGTGTACTTCTGATACATCATATCCTGTAGGAAAAGCATATCTTGCCCATGATTCTTTTGAAATATGATTGCACCACTCGTTCCATAGGAATCTAGCTCCTCCTATCTTCTGGCATAGATCTAGGTAGACTATGGCTTTCTTTCTTTTGGTCTCTATTGAGTTGCCAGAAGTCTGCAACCAACTTGGCGTACCTTTACGAGAATCCTCTTCTGGCAGGTACTTTCTGATATTATGGACATCTAGACATCCAGCTTTACCAGCTACCAACTGAACACAAAATCCAGCTTTAGGCAGACCAAATCCCGGTATCTCTAGAAAAAGCATTATCAAATCTAATGCCATGTCTTTCTTTTTAGCTTTAATAATTCGCACCATGTTAGTATGTAACATTTTACGATTCTTTTTTATGTATGCTATAGTGGCGTGTTTATTACCCCAAATCCAGCTAGACTTAGCACCAGACTTTCGGTATTCAGTCATGTAACGTGGCAGTCTATCAGTACGTTCTCTAATTGAACTACTAACAAAAGCTAACACACGTTCCATATTAGCTGGAGATTTGAAGGCATAATCACGTACCATAGGATTATGCACGTTGTACATAGTTCTCCATTTAATTATAGGTTTTAGCCAAATAACTTTCTTAATATACTGGCTTTTACTGCATTGGATGCCTTGATGTAGGCACCAGCTAACCGCATCTCATTCCTGAAAGATGGTCTAGGTTGCCCAGTATCCCACACTATTACGTGTTCATCTGTTGCATCTATCATACCCATGTACACACCTTTAGATGTGCCTACTCCATTACTGCCAGTAATAATCCACTGACCCGGTTGCATATCGAGACAAGTAACATCTTGTCCACGAGTAGCAACTATGCTTTTAGTATACTGCATATTACTCCATTATTATAGTACAGGATTTTATAAGAAGCCATAACAAACAACCCTGTTTAATTTGCTATGACTATAGTCTAGCATACTATATGCCAGAAGTCAAATTGCATTTATACTTGGCTTAGAGCCTCCAGCTTTACGTTCTACCGCTTGCCTATTAGTATAGTTCTGCACTAGCTTTGGACTACGGCACTCTGGCCTATGATTCCACACACCAGCCATTTGAGGCTTGCCCTGTGAAACTAATTGGACAACTTTATACAGTTGACCATCTATTTTTACTTGCATAGTATTTAACTCCATTTTAAAATTAATTGACTTAATTTATTGTGTATCAAGTTTAGCATACTTTTTTAAGAATGTCAACTCTTGAATATCAACTTTATAGAATCATTAAATTAGTTTAAATCAATAAACATTTCAATCTAGCATTTAATATCGTTCTATCTGTCTTGATAGTTGATGTATCAAGTATAACATATCTTTTTAAGAATGTCAACACCTTGATGTTTTGTTGGTCAACGCAACCTTTAAATAATTGACTGTATCAAGTCTAACATACTTAATATCTTTTGTCAACCCTTGTTTAAACTGATTGACTAATTAAGTATGTATCAAGTCTAGCATACCTAATTAATAATGTCAACACCTTGTTTAAATCAGTTGACTAATTAAGTATGTATCAAGTCTAACACATTTAATATCTTTTGTCAATACCTTGTTTTATTATGGTATACAAAAAAAATAGATAAGCATACACTAATAAACAAAGGTACTACCCACTAACTACCAATGTAAACCAATGCGAACTAACAAAGGTAGTACATGCGTATAACATTTGTTAGCATACGTTAACATTTGTGGTTAGTACGCACTAATAAACAAAGGTAGTACCCACTAATTCCATTTGTTAGCACAGGCTAATAAAAAAGGGTCGCATGGGGTAATTTGTATTAGCCATATCGCTGTAGGGTCTCAAATTTTTTCCCCAAATATCCAAATGTAATCAAGTGGTACACAAATGTATGACGTATGTCACCACACACAAAGACAAACATACACCTAAGTATTAAACATTTGTGTACCAGTTAATTTATCCAGTTATGATACTTAGGTTCCGTTTGGAATCCTACTGGATGGAGTGCGTGATCCATGAATTTCTCCAATTCTTCATCAAGTAGTTGTTCTTTTCTTTCATTGATACGTACATCCGCATCTGAAGCCATTTGTTCTACCCAATAGCTGACAGCCATGCTTAAGACATCCAATCTATCGTCATGTACTAACGCACCTTTCTCTTTTGTCACTCTTGTCATCTGATGTGCAAGCATGTACCTACTTTGTGACTCAGGAGGGTAGTGTTGTACTGATTGATAGTCTCTCTCTAGAGCTTTCTGGTCAATAACTAACCTATGTTGGTTCATTACTGGCTCTAGTGTATCAATTATTCTCTTTTCTTTCTGTATGTTGTGTCTAACCTCTTCTATTGAACAAGGGTAGACCTTAGTGAGTGTGGGTTTCAGGAGTTCAGCGAACATCCCGTCACCAAAGTTAGATTCAATCAATATTTGGTTGACTTTATATTTTCTAGCTAACACACTCAAGGCTTGTAGTGTTTCACTTGAGTATCCTCCTTCTATTCCTCCGAAGTCAATGACATACAACGTACCATTAAGCATCTTAACAACAGCGAAGGCAGTCTCATCCTTACCTCTTCCACTAGGATCAATAGCAAGTACTGAACCTGTGTAACTAATGTAGTCCCCTACCACTTGTATAGGTGGGTAGTAGTAGTCACCGGGTAGACCCACGTTAGGAATATCTATGATCCTATCTTTTGACCTACCCCACACTACTTTCTCAGGAGCTTTATCATTATCTATGTCCATAACGATAAGATCCTCTAGTTTAAGTGGGTATCTATCTGCATCAGACAAGGCTGTGTCCAGCATAAACTGGAGTGCAAAGCCTGATCTTCCGTAGGACAATTCTCTCTCTGTCAGATCCATCTCATTAAACCTAAGTGGATCAAGAGGATCACCTTCTTCTGCTCCTTCGTCAATCTTCTGCATCACAATAGGAGCAAGTCTACCTATGTACTTATCAGGGTTCTTAGGTATCCTAGAAGGCCAGATCAGAGGTTTGTACCCTCTCTCTGGTAGTGTCTCGTAGAGGGACATCTCTGTCTGAGGTGTACCTAAGTAAATAACTCGTCCATCTGGTTTCAAGATAGCGTCAAACTCTTTAACTGCTTCACTAATCTTGTCTCTCATAGTCTGAGTCATAGAGTTATTAGGTATCTCTATATCATCTGCAATAACCAGATCAGCACGACTACCTGCTAATTGACCTGTGATACCTGCGGACTTAACTGAGGGACTGTGTGATGCTTTAGAAGGGCCAACATCGAAAGAGATCTTAGATTGTCTCTGGGAACCCTTTGGCATCAAGTGTTGCAACAGAGGCATCTCAGCGATTAATCTCATAGTAAAGGTACTAAAGTCGTCTGCTCTTATTTTAGAAGCCGACACAACTAGTATCTTTATTTCTGGATTCAGTAAAAGTTGGTGACATGCGTAAGCACTTGTTATATAGCTCTTACCTACGCCACGAAATGCCTCTATAACAATCCTCTTCTCATCTACATCCTGTAGGTATTGAGCTATGTCATATTGTACAGGAGTTGGCTCTGGTAAATTTAAGTGTTCCCAGACTACAAAGAGGAAGTTCCTGAAGTCTAATATCAGTTCTGACTGTTGTGTGTACATT